CACGACGGCGGGCGGCTACGCCCTTATGGGGACCGGGCTCAATGGCACAGCCCGAGCCGTAACGGTGGGGATTGATGGGATTGTCTATGTGGGCGGGGAATTCACTTCGCCGGCCACCCGTCTCGCCAAATGGAATGGGAGTGCCTGGTCGGCGGTGGGGACCGGCGCTAACGATGCGGTACGAACTCTCGCGATCGCGCCGGATGGGAATCTCTTCGTGGGTGGAAGTTTCACCAACTTCAGCGGGGTTGCAACCAATCGAGTCGCCAAATGGAATGTCACGACGGCCGCGGCCTCAGCAGTCGGAGGCAATGGTCAGTTGAATGGTCTCTGTGAAGTGCTGGCTTTCAGTCCCGATGGCAAGCTCTACGCTGGAGGGGATTTCACGACAGCTTCCGGAAATACCGTCAACCGGATCGCGGTCTGGGGGGGTTCGGATTGGCTGGCGATGGAGACCGGGGTCTCGGATACGGTCTATGCTTTCGCCTGGGTGGATGGGCAGCTCTGGTTGGGTGGGGCTTTCTTGACCGCTACCGGGGGATTGGAGATGTCCAACCTCGGGATTTGGAATGGATCCACCTTCGTGAAGACCGACATCGATCTCCCCAATACCGGATTTGGTGGAACGAATCCGATTGTTCTCTCCTTGGGCAGCATCGGAAAGACCGTCTATGCCGGTCATTATGGAACAGGAGCGGCAGAAGCGGGAGACAAGACGACGATCAGCAATATCGGGACGGCCGCCGCTTACCCCATCGTGACCTTCACGGGACCCGGCACACTGATCTGGCTTGAGAATGCGACCTCGGGAGACAGACTGTACTTCAATCTGGAAGCTCAGGAGGGCGAAGAGATCACGATCGACTTCCGTCCTCAGAAGAAATCTATTACCAGCAATTGGAGGCAGTACGCGCTGCAACCCAAGCGCGGTTCTGATTTCGGAACATTCCGATTGCTGCCTGGCAGTAACGACATCATCGCTTATATCGCCGAAGAGACGGGAGACACTACCCTGCATTTCCGGTGGCAGATTACCCACTGGTCGATTGATGGCGGCGGTGCATGACCCATGAGATTTGGCTGGCGCAGCCGGATGGAGAGCCTATCCTGCTCTTGGAAAACTACACCCTGCTGCGCTATACCCGGTCGGTCAATGGTCAGGGCTGGGTGCAGATGCACCTTCCCCATGACTTCGATTTATCGGTCCTGGAACTCGATCGATTGATTGAGATCTGGCGCTCTCCGCCGGGAGGTCATTTGCAGTGGCAGATGACCGGCTTCCTGAGACGCTGGGGAGCCGAGACCTTGCGAGGCCAAACCCATGTTTTCATCGAAGGACCGGGACAAAATCACATCATCGATAATCGGATCGTGGCCTATCTGGGAGGCCAGGCCGAGACCGAAAAGTCGGGGTTGGCGGATAATGTCATGAAGGCTTTGGTGCGCGAGAATGTGGCGCCCAGTTCCGGTAATGATCCTTATGGCCGTTCGAGAGTGCAATCTAATTTCACGGTCGCTGCCGATGTGGGGGCCGGGCCTCAATACGATGGCGACTTTCAATGGCAGGCCCTTCCCGATGCCCTGCAGGACATCTCCGATCACGCCTATGCACAGGGGATCCCAACCTATTGGGACGTGGTGCAGATCTCGCCCGGCAATTTCCAGTTCCGAACCTTTGTGAACCAGCGCGGCATCGATCGGACGATAGATCCGGTGGCACTCACCTTCGGCCAGGAATTCGGTAACATGACCGATCCTCGATGGGAAGAGGATTGGACGGAAGAGCGGAACATCATCTACGGAGGAGGACAAGGAGAAGGCCAGGATCGGGTGATCGATCCTGAAAAGGATGTGGGCCGGATCTTCCGGACGATCTGGAATCGTAGGGAGGGGTTTCAGGATGCTCGGGGAGAGAAAACAGTCCTGGGGGTCGCCAAGAAAGCCTTTGCCCGCTTGGTCTCCAGCCGGCCGCGAAGACGCCTGAGCGGAAGATTGTTATCGGTCCCCGGCAGTCTCTACGACGTGCATTGGGGATTTGGCGACAAGGTTCCGGCGACTGCCTTTGGATTTCAATTTGAGGGCTTTGTCCAGTCCATCACGATCACGTTGCGAGGAAAAGATCGCGAGGAAATCGATGCCGGGATTGAGGCAGAATATGTCAATCTCGGATAAGGATCTCAGGAGGCTCCTTGAAAACCTGGACAATCACGAGGCCCGTTTGCGTCGATTGGAGACGCAAGAAATCGGGGTCTCGGTTTCTGGCGGACTGGTTTGTCTCGAAACACAAATTGTCGATGGAAGTGAGACGGAAATAACTTTCAGTGCCATCAATCAGGGTTTTACTCATCTGTGGCTTCTTATCCATGCTGGAGCCGTATCACCCTCAATCGGCGCGGCCATGCAATTAACTTTCAATGGAGATTCTGGAAGCAATTATCATTCCTATTCGATGGAGCATATCCGGGATGCTGTTCCCACAGATGCTCATACTGGGATTGGAAGTAGCACAGGAACGGCCAGCGCCATTCGACTGGGACATACCGCTGGGAACGTAAGTCTAGATAACAATAATTTCTGTGCCTGCGAAGTGAACATCTTGAATTACCGACTAGCTCAGAGCTCGGCGACTAAACGTGCGGTTGTGTGGAAGGGCTGGGACTATTCTCCAAATACGGTGGAAGAGGGTGATCTATCCTTCATCGCTCTGCGTCATGGGGGAGGTCAATGGATCAATACGGCTAATGCGATTACCTCACTGACTGTGAGCGCAGGCGGAGGCTTCGCGGAATTCGATGATGATTCAATGTTTACATTGATGGGATTGTGTTCGATATGAGAGCTGCCCTGATTGACACTAGCCGCTATCAAGGCATGATCGATGCCGCGAAGATCAAGGCCGCGGGCTTCTGCGGGATTGTGGCCCGCTGCACGATCGGACTCTCAGAGGATGGCTCCTCAGTTGGACGTTCCCTAGACTTCTATCACAACAGCCAGAAGCAGGCTCGGGATAACGGCATGATCTTCGGGGCCTATCATGTCCTGTGGCCCGCCAACAAGAACCCGATTCGTGAAGCGGATCATTTCCTGGCCCGCTGCGGCCCGGTCGATCTGGCGGTCCTGGATGTAGAGCTCGACCACGGGCTGACCAAAGCCGCGATCCAAGCTCAAGCGAAAATATGGCTGGATCGTGTGAGCGCCGCTTTGCAGAAACGAATCCTCGTCTATACGGCCTCCTGGTGGTGGACCGTTGCGGCCGGCTGGGAGAACACCTATCCATTGATCGAAGCCGAATATATCCTCAGCGCTCCCCGTGGTGGGATCACGAAGAGCCAGCAACCCGAAGCCCCCAAGCAGCCCGTCTCACTCGCGAAGGGCTGGGACCAATGGGCTATGCACCAATGGACTAGCGGGGGCAAGCCAGTCGGGGTACAGTCAGAGTCGCTCGATTACAACGTGGCGAATGCGACCGAAGAACAGCTACGGGTATTCCTTGGCCTGGAACCGTCACCTCCGACACTTGAGGAGAGGGTAATAAAGCTCGAAACTGAGGCGCGGGCGCACGGGTGGGTGGTCTAATGGATCCAAGCCTCGCTCTGAATCCTTACTTCCAGGTAGGGATGGTGGGCGCCTTCATGGCGTTCACTCTGACCTTGGCCGGATTCTTTGTTCGGCACATGAGCGGTAGAGACCGAGAGGCAAGAAGCGAGCGCGTCGATCGGGATAAGGATTGGCGTGAGTTCCTCACTCAAGAAAGAGATACTCGACGGGACGATAGCGAGCGGATCGTTCAACAGCTCGGGGTTAACACTAACCAGCTGGCAAGAGTGGCCGAGATTCTCACGCGGCATGATGAGAGTACAAGAGCCGCCGCCGCCAAGATCATGGCTGCGGAAGCCGTGAGAATAGTTCAGGAAGAGAAGGCGGAAACATAATCCGATGAGAACCTCACTCTCCTGTTGATCCACTGGCTCATCGTCAGTTTCGTGCTCGCTTTTCTCGTCGCCTGCGGATCTGGTACGGAGACCCCGACGGGAGAGCCGAATCTAGTCCCGCGCCAGACCCCGATCCCGCTTCCGACGATCCCGAATTACCCTACTCCGTTCACCGTTCAGCGGGATCCGGTTTTCAACGAGCCGATTGTCGATCGCACCAACTGGCTGATCCTGGGCGGAGACTACCGAGCGCACCGGGCCGGCACCGGCTGGGGCAACAAGACCGATGTCATGATCCTGGTCTCGGTCTTAGAAACCGATCCTCTCGACATCTCGGTCGTCCAGTTCCCGCGCAATCTCTACGTCCCGGTCCGGGGCCTGGAAGATCAGTGGCTGTTCGCGGTCTGGGGTCGGGATGGATGGACTGGCCTGCAGCTCTATTTCCAGGAGGTCTTCGGAGTCGCGCTCGACGGCATCTTCTACACCGACATGGACCGCTTCGAGATCTTCATTGATGACTTGGGCGGAGTCGCGCCCGCGGGTTCAGAAAAGCTGACCGGGGCCGAGACGCTGGTCTACCTGAGAGACAATCATGCGAACTGGGGGCTCGGGAGTTACGATGCCGAGCAGCGAGCGTTCGGGGTCCTATCCGCGATCTGGAGCCGGGGCTTCGAATATGTCACGAGCGACCCGATCGCTGCAGCCAGCCTCGTACTCTCGCGCTGGGGTCCGCTCCTGCAGACCGATCTCGACAGCTTGCGGGACTTCTATGCCCTGGCCGAGCTGGCTTATCGGGTGAAAACGACCGAGCAGATCGTGCGCTTCATTCAGCTGGAGGAACCATATATCCAACGCGGAGACACGCCCTTGGAAATCCGGGGCATGGTGCCGAGCTATGACCTTGAACTCTGGATGCTCGACTGCGTGTTCGATCAGATCTGCGAGGCCGATCCGTGAAAGGCGAATGGTTGCTGCCCATCGGATTCGTGCTGGGCGCGTTCGGATTAATGATCGTGATCCTGTTGATGATCGGTGAGATGTTATTTGGAGGCGCGTTTGAATTTCGATGACTGGCACTTTGAGGTCACGAGCTCCTGTTAGCTCGCGGGGCGCTGATCCTACTGCTGGCGTTCAGATCTGCGCTCTCCCCTCTACAATCACCAGCCCAAGAGAAAGCCCCTCCCGAATGGCTGATCCGGAACGTCATTCGCTGGCTTCCGCTTGTCGAGCGCTGGCATTCCGACTTCCCCGAACTCGATCCGGCCTGGGTCCTCGGCGTGATCGCTCAGGAGAGCCAGGGCTTCCCGCACGTCTCCGATGTTACCGGGTCTCACGCGATCGGACTCATGCAGATCATTCCGAGATCCTGGACTGGGACCCGGACGCAGCTGCAGGATCCGGGATTCAATCTGTACGTCGGGATGCGGATGCTATCGGGAACGCTTCAGCAAACCGACGGCGACCTGCGCCGGAGCCTCGGGGCCTACAATTGCGGATTCGTAGGACTTGACGCGGGGCTGTGCGGCCGTTATGGTGGGTATGCGTACGCGGACCGGATCATTGGATATTGGGTGCCGGTCTTCCGCATGCGGCTCGCCGGAGAAGCGATCACTTCCGACCGTGTAGGGGATTGGCTCGCGACGTTGGGGTATCGATGGGGTTTAGGAAGATGGCACAAACTGGAGGTAGAATATCGAGAACTCTTCTTGCGATTGGTTTGGGGACATCCGGTCCGAATGGAATAGGAGAGAACATGAAGTCAAACCTTAGACGAATCAATCTGCCGGTCATGTTTCTGATGGGGCTGCTGGTCTGGTTGTCCTTGTTTCTGATGGCTTTCCAGCCAGACAGCTTCGGGACCCTCGAGGAACTGCTGGTGTGGGTGGTGGCCGGGGGCGGGGCGATGGTCCTTGCCGGCTACTTCGTCGCCTACTTCCTGGAGAACTTGGCCTTCTGGCACGCGTTGCCAGTATGGATCAAGACTGTGGTGCCGCTTGCCCTGGCCGCTGTTCTGGGTTTTGTAGGCAGCTCGCTACTGTCGCTCGATGTGCTGAAGATCATACCGCCCAACGTGCAGGCGCTGATCCTGATGCTGGTGAATTGGGTCTTCAGTCAGCGGGCGTATGTGGGGATCAAAGACAGGCAATACGGAAAAGGATAAGCGCGGTCTTCCCTCCTCCTCTGGG